AGGATTAATGCAATATACGCCACAATACGCCTGTCGGTTGTGTCAACAGGTGCATACGTAACAAGTACGCTATCACCCCATCTTATACGCCCATTCGTGCCAGTGCCAAGACGGTGCAACATTTGTCCGTGTTTCTGTTCATAATCATCGGTTGCAAGTGTGGTTGTAGTATCTCCAATGGTTTCGGCAACAGAAGTGATTGTCAATATTGGTCTGGTTGTGAATATATCCTCAACTCCATAACTAGGAAGATCGTCAACCTGTGCGCCAACTGCGCCATAACGTTGGTCAATGTCCTGTTCCGCACCATCCATAATGCGTTGCAAGGCGGCATCAACAATGCCTGTTTCAACATGAGTCCTGACTTCGGTTGATGTAAGTAACGCCATTTATTATTCCTTTTTGGCTTTGTTTATTGAAAGACCGCTTTTCTTTTCTTTGTTGTCTAATGCTCCTGCATCTTTCATTGGCTGTGTATTCGTGTGCTTCGCTGACGCTTTTTGAGAATCAAGTTTTGCCTGTGTAATACCGGGCAAATCTTTCGGGGCGTTTGGGATGTCCTTGCCGTTTGCCCTACCATCTGACGTACACATTTTGATATACTCCTTTGGTATTTGTCCTCCCTCTGGACACATCAACGTTGCGCTTTCAGGGCTTGCATGTTTTAAAACCTTTTTACCACTCTTATCTAAATACAATCTTTCCTTTGCGATCATGGTATTAATCTCCATAAATATTAAAAAATTTAACTGTTATTTATCTTGAAGCTTGCCATTGAAACCGCCTGAACCTTCAATGTCATCTACACTTGCAATCCCTTGAACTTTTATTATTGCTGGCCCTGAAACTAAGAACCCTTTCGGCCATGACCATATATCACTCGAAGAACCATTTGCCTGTAAACCTCTAGTATTTTTAATTAAATAAGTTGTATTTGTTCCAAAGTTTACAGGGTCATTAACTAACAATGAAAAGTTAATTGTGCCTGTTGAGCCTTGCCCTTTGTTTAATGTTCCATACCAACAATCTAAAATCAAATCCTGTGTTGAAGGAACTCCATAAATGGCCATCTGCGTTTGCCCTTCGCCAGCATTTATTTGCGCTGTTATTTGCCCACCTTGCCCGGCGGCCGCAGTTGCCTTTATATTGCCAACGTTTATATTTGTTGTGCCACTTGTCAGCACTTTCATTCGGTGGATTATTACATACGAACTTGTAGTTACTACACCACCAACACCGTTAAGTGTAATGTCCTCCGATGTTTCCAATGATGCCCATGTGTTTAAGCCATAAACCCGAATTGTTCTTGCGCCAACGCCAACCGGGTCGCCGTCATCATCACTAGAACTTGAAAGAATTGTATGTATAGATGCCGCCGTTGGTGGCAACCATACTGGTTGAGTTGGCGTTGCATTTGCCAAATCCCAAATGTCCGTTTTTTCATCTTGAACACCATCAGGCGCACGCCCAAACTTATTAACTACGTTTCCCATGTGCTGACCAGCATAAAGGCCAGTACATGGGAAAAGAAGTATTGCAAAAATCATTATAAACTTTTTAAACATCTGTATTCCCCCAAAAGAAACAAATCAGAGTGCATTGCGTGAACTATTCGCAATACACCCCAAAATGATAATTACTCGCCGTCCGGCGTTTCAAGATACTCTTGTATGACCTGCGTACTATTCAACGCACTGTTCAAGTCAAATGTGTTACTTTCTAAAGCGGTACTATCTGTCAAAACAGTCGGCGCAGTTCCTTCAATGGTTCCGCCCAAATATGTTTTTAGTATAGTATTACGTTTCAATTGCTTACCAATGCCAAGCAAATCGCCGTGACCAATCGCAATAGTCGCACCTGTGCCATCCATAGCCGGGTACAAAATACTTGTAACAGAGTCAAATACCTTCGTGCCTGTGACAGTTCCAGTTGTGTTCACGGTAAAGGCCGTCAGTGATTCAGATATAATTGAACCATTTTCGTTCGTTCCCGTTATAACTACCTGTTCGGCTCGAATATCTCCGGGCGTACCATCTGCCGTTGCCGTAATATTTCTCGGTTCCGGCAATCCATTTATACTTGTTCCTGTGGTGACGGTGGCACTTGCCCCGGTGTCAGTCCTTGCGGTTGCAACTGCGTTCGTGTCTGCCGCCCTCGGTGAGCCTGTTTCCTCTATAGATATAGTTGCGCCCGTGCCGTCCATTGCCGGGAACAACACACTGGTAATCTTACTAAATACCTTTTCACCATTAATGGTTCCGGCTGTATTAACCGTGAACGCTGTCAATGTTTCTGTGATGGTCGTTCCGTTGTGGTCCGTACCAGTAAGAACAACAGATTCCGCCCTTATATCTCCGGCCGTACCCCCTGCGGTTGCAGACACCCGGCCAACGTTCGCCATTGCGTTGATGCCTGTTGTGATTGTTTCACTTGCGCCAATGTCAGTATGTGCCGATACAATCGAACCTGCTGACGTTGCCGCATGGCCAATGATCTTTGCACGTAACACCTGTCTTGCGCCGGGTATAACCGCACCCCATGTTAGCGTAGACATTACCAAGATCGCAACAATCGTTACAGGCAAATGCCTTTTCCTGAATAGTTTCATATAAAACCCCCTGAATGTTTTTAAACGTGAAAAACTACTCCGAGGGTTTTACGCCCCGGAGCAATTCAAATTATGTATCAAAGCAAAATGATTATTGCTTATATGCCTGTAACCTGACAAACTGCGGCTGGTCTTGTGACTACTACCGCACATCTAATGGTTGCCCTGATTCGCTGAATACCATTAATGAAATCATCCTCATTGCTGTTTGTTATCTTCATGTCAAGACCTGCTTTGTTGACAATCAGAATGTAATTCTCGAAGTCGGCAACAAGTCCTGTGCCCTCTGTCTGCGCCTGTGCCTGAACAACTGGCAATCCCCAAATACGTTCCGGGCCAGCATCAGAAGGTGCGCCCCAAATATAGACACCATCTGCGGTTTGCAGAAGTCTAATTGGTTGCCAATCGTTTGGATGTGTAACATAAGCACTTGGAAAAGCTTGGCCTGTAACTCTGACCAAATCCATCGCTTTGTATATTGCATCCGGTCTGTTATCGCCACCCAATGCCTGAGTCTGAATACCAACAACGTTGTTGATACCTCTCAGATTTGGTGCAGTTCCATTACCAACAAGAACCTGCAAGTCTTTTCTCTGATCAATCATGAATCCAAGACGGGCGTTAAGGTATGCGCTGATACCTGCAACATCTTCAAGCTGTTCGTCAGTCACCGGGATATTAACGGCAATCTTCCTGATTGGCACGCTCTGTTCAGTCAACGCAAGTGTGGCCTCTGGAAATGTACCAGCTTCCGCAGTTTCAGCCGCCGCATTGGTGAAAGTAGTTTCTTCCATATACACGTAAGAACTCTGTGTCGTAGGAATAGTTGGAATTATATTCGCAATCATTACCTGAACTGGCCTCTGTGCATCTGGAACGAACCCGGCAACACGCAAATCTTCCGGTGCCCAACCTGCTGTGGTTGAGAAAGTCGTTTTAGACTCAAGACCACCATCAAGGCTGACTTCCTTCTCTTTGCATACAACGCCATCTTTATAAGCCGCAGATTCAATGAACTGCTGACCAATAGACTTTGTATTAACTGGCTGGCCTGTACGTGGATTGATTATCACGCCATCATGGCCTTTTGCTTCGGGATGAATAACAGAATTGACGGCCGTTTTAATCATCTTCTCACGGTCTGCCGTTTCCTTCCTTGACTTCTCAACGGTCTGCAAGCTTTCAACCTCAACGGCAATGTCGTTTATTTCTGCATCCATTTCGTTGATTCTCTGGACCCTTGATTTCGTATCGACAAGCTGATCGAAACCAGACGATTTGACAAGAGACAAGTCAACCGTGTCGCCAGCCTCTTTGTAAACTTCTGCCAACTTCGCATTTTTTGCAACTAACTTTTCTTGTGCTTCCTTTAGTGCTTTCATGTTTACCCCGTTTTCAATAAATGTTTGAAAGTAAGTACAGTTTTTTGATACTTAACATAAGACTGTAAAGCATCGTGTTCGGCCTCTCCGGGTAAATCGTCAAGATGTTTCAGGAATATTCCGTATTCAAGTGACAACGCATTAAGAGCTTCGCCAATTTCATCAACGGCTTTCCTTCTATCTTCACCAATACCTTTTTGGCCCTTCTGAACCTTCAAATCATTAAGAGATTTGACACGTTCTATTAAAGCGGTGACGGCGTTAAGAGCCTCACCAGCATTTTTTATTTGTTCGTCAACCGTCATCTTGTCAGTGCTTTTGATTGCAAGCGTTCCCGTTCCAAGGCCTGCGCCACGTAATACCGGGCTGATTTCATGTACTTCTAACGCTTTCAAAAACCGTACATGCTGGCCCTGAAACTCGCCAAACTCAGAATCAACCACCTTAAACCCATAAGACCATTCTTGAAGTGGTTCACCGTTGGCCATGTCAAACTTCAATGCGCTGTACCATTCCCTCGCAGTTTTCGCATCTTCGTCAAGATTGAACTTGAACGATGCAATTGCAAGGTTATCTTCCTCGGTCAATACACCTTTGCCAAGTCTCGGTGCCATTCGATCATGCGCCGGGAGCAAATTAACATCTTGCTTGCCAAACGCACCCGGAACAGTTACATCACCATCAAGGTCAATAACATTAAGCTTTGCAATGACGGCTGAACCTTCGCCCTTCTCTGCGGCCTTGAACCCCTTCTGTAAATCTACTGTAAAATTTTTATATTCGATTGTCATGTTATTATTTCCCCCGTTAAACAATAATAAGGATTTTCATATTATTAATTTATTCTGTTTAATTGTTCGTTTCCGCATAAAGGCGGTGATTCGTATATATAATCAAGTAGCGTTCTAAGGTCTTGCTTTCCGTAATGATGCTTGCCACCTTTTTCCCTGTCAGTCTCTCCGGGCTTTTCTATAAACGCAACTGTTTCGGCTCTTGTTTTCATTATTCTATATGGGCATAAAAAAAGGGCAACAAACACGGAATGGAATTATAGCGTGTCGGCTACCCTCATTCCCCGCATGTGCGAGCATTTTATTTAATTGTTATTATTTATTCTGTATCTAAAACATAATTTCCATCTGGTTCACATGGTATTGGATTAGACTTAACAACCCATTCGCTCTTGCCATCTTCATTGCAAATCAAATCGTCACAATCACCAACCACACGAAACCTGTCACCTATTCTTAAATCTTGGAATGAAAAATTAATCCATCTGTCATCAACCTGCTTTTGTATATTTTTGTATCTTTTCATACATCCACTTTCTATTCCTCCACGATTTCGGGCGGTTGCGCAATTAACATCCTTGTTCCGTTCGGATGTTCGTCTTGCACCAACCTTTGCCCCATTTCCAATGATACAATCTGACCGTTCCACGTGTCACAATCAACGTCAAAACTTCCCTTGCGTGAGTCCAGCACCAATACCTCAGTGACTTCGTTTGCGCTATACGTTGCAATTGCCGATTCCCTTTGTGCGTTTACAGTTTCAGTTCGGGCAATTAATGTCGCCCGTGTAGATGCTTTTTTATAACGCCCTGATGGGATAAAATCACGCAATCGTCTTGCAAGTTGCGGAACGCTTTCGCCCTCCAACCTGCCTTGTGACAACTGTTCAAAAATCCTTCGCTTGGTCTTTCCGGGTATGTCTAGTAGTCCAACACGCTTGCCCCCTTGTGATAATATAACGGCCTCAGTTTCATCTACTATGCTGATGCCAAGATTAAGAGTTGCGCCAACACTTCTTTGTGTGGCCTGTGCAATGCGTTTATAATGCGTTTCATATACGATTGTCAAGTCATTTATTATTTTTTCCGAGTCAAGTGCCGATGCGATCATTGCGGCATCCATTGCGTCTTGGCTTGCATCTTTGGTATTAAACGGTATATTTAAAAAAGATTGCAACGACAAAAGCATATCATCAGTAATCCGTGTTTTAAAAGTTTTCCCTGTGTCCAACACCTCAAGCGTTGCCCTCTCCACTTCCTCGCCAAATTCAGCCAATACCGCTAATACATCAATGCGGAATTTACGTTCAAGTTTCAATAGGTCTGCATCGAACTTCCGGGCCATTGCAAATTGTTTCCGGGTTGGTCTGCCGGGCCGTGACTGCTGAAAGATAATCCTGTCAGTGATATTAAACGCATCAGGATGCTGTTCAAACGCCTGTACCAAATCACGCTTTGTTTGAACTCCATCGTCAACAAGTAGTAGTTTCATAATACAAGAATCCCTTTGTTTATATCTTTCTGATAAGAAAATTCAATACGATCTATAATAAATGGATTTGGCTCAGTAATATAATTAATTTTATATGTAACCGTTTTATCTTCTTTGCTAACTATCTCAAGTGGGCATTTTGTGCCATCTTGAAAATGCGCTGTGCCATCTTTCCAAATATCTTCCGTCATTGATTAGCTTTTAAATGATAATATTTCCATTGATTCTAATTCAAGAGGCTCGGTCTTATTCCATTCGCTAAAAGCATCAGGCACGGATGTTTCAAGTACATATTTATGGCAAGAGTCGCAACCAATAAAATACGGGCCATCATGTAAACGGCCTTGCGTTATTTGCATGTTATCGCAACACTTATTTATATTTTCCTTTCTTATCATAATGAATTAACCCTTACCAACCGCCCACCAAGAATGAATGAACCTTGACTCTCAATAACCGTTTTTTCTTCAACACATTCCTGACCACTATCGTTTATATATTTCATCTGAATAACACAAGTATCGTTGCTTCCCTTATCAATTGCAATTTCCTTCTTTTTTTTGTCTACCATAACAACATCCCCCCAATACATTAACCCAATAACAGCATGGCCATACTTGCTATAAAAAGATAAATACAAATACACGTTTCCTTTTTACTTAATGTCCAATATTCTTTGGTTAGTTCTTCCGGGATATTCATTGTTTAACCAAACGCCCTTCTTGCCATATTTTATGTTTCATTCTTCCTCTGTGTCCTCTCCAACCTCCATTTGCGCAAACGTGCGCAAGTACACCTTATCTGAATCTTCAACGCTCAACCCCTCTGCTTCACGTGGGTCAGAAACCTTCGCCCAACCCTGCGTGACTCCAAGACCAAGACGTTTGACTCGTTCGCTTTTGTCCTCTTGTAACGCCTGAACATCCCGGTTGTCATATCCAACAACAAGTGACTTGTCATTATCAAATTCAACAAGCAACTGGCGATTCATCGTTTTAGCAAATACTTTTTGCGTTGGAATTATATTGCCATTCCATGCAAGTTCAATCATGGCTTTCATAGTTGCGCCAACTTTTGTCGTTTCCAGCCCGGTGCCAAAGCCAATCACGGCCGGGGGAATACCAAGAGCCGCACAAACTCGTTCTTCACTAATGTTTCTAATCTCCGGCAATGCCAAATCTTTTGTGTTGAATCCAAACGTTTCAATCTTCATCGGCACCGTCATTGTCATTGATTCGCCTTTGTTATCTCCGCCAAACTTAGTCTTGAACTTTTCGCTAATTACTTTGGCATCTTCAAGGCTCATGCCCTCGTTCTCAGTCGGTGACATGATAACACCCGGCACACCCATGTTGCGTAGTATTGAAGCACTGTAATTGCTGGCCTGATCGTCTGTATAGACTTCACGGATTACCGCATCAAGCGGTGACAATCCATGTCGTACGTTCCGAGGGTCAATACCAAACCGATAATGAACAATATCTTCGGGTGGTATAATGACCACCATGCCATTTGGATTATATTCGTAATGACTAATGAAAACTGTCGGGTCGTGTTCGCCACCCTTTGCACTTACCAACCAGTGCGGTAAATACCAAAGCTGTATGACCTGACCAAGTGCGTTGCGTACCTTGTACCAATACGCATTGCCGGATATGTTGTAAGATAGCATGGAGGCCATTGTCAATGCCTCGTATGAATAGAATGGATTTGGTTCGTCAATTAAATCAAGGAATGGATGTGCAAAAATTTCTTCTGTTTCGCCGTCTTTGAGTTTCTTGTCAAGTTTAACGGGTGCCTCTGGAAATGTACGCATCACCCATTGAACGGCTGACATAATAACGTTTGAACCTAACCCGGAACCGACTTCTTTTGCATAGTCGTATTTAGTGCCCGGTATGGTGAGGGTGAACATACTACTGCGTGGATGTACTGTTGTATTATCGGCAACGGCAACAGCTTTTTGACCACTGTCGCCCTTGTACCACTTGACAAGTTCTTTAAACCCCAACAGCTTCCCCTTGTTGTTCGATTAACTTTTGTCTGGTTTTCTCTCTTAGTTCTTCAAGCGTATATTTCTTGCAATGACAACGTTGCCAATCAAAAGGCTTGCCGCCATTAAAATTGTGTATCTCTTTTCGCTTACCACCGGGCATCGGTATTTGCTGGCATTGTTTTCGTTTAGGCATTAAACTGTTTTGTAAAATCCCAAAAACTGCAACAGGGCTATCAACGTTTTCACGTACTCGCTTCCGACTTTAGCAAACGCCATCCTTGCATCTTCAATTGCTTGCCCAAATGTCTTTATGTTACTCACGCCGCTTCCGCCTTTCGCTTCATCCGAATCATTGGTTCTAACGCATAGCGCACATTGTCAGGTACGTGATTCGATTTGTCAACAGGAAAATTTAATATTTCTTTGGTCTGTGGGTCTTGCTTCCACTTGTAATTGCTGAAATCATCCCATGCGCCAGTACATCGTTCATGAATGACAATACGCCTAAAACCCTTTAAAAACCTAATTCCATCCTCAATACTACCCGGTCCCTTCTTGGCACCGATAATGTCAAAACCAAGTTTCTTCATCCAGCTTATACTTGCCGGGGATGAATTGTCAGCCCTTATACGCCCTTCACGTATGCCGGGAATAGTATCAAACGATGCTTCGTAATCATCATAATCAATACCAAATGCGTAAAACTCTTGGTCAATGTATAAGTCCTTGTCGATTATGAACATACGGTTAATTGCCATCGGGTCGCCTGAAAACCCCCAATCGCAACCGTAATGAAACTGAACACATACGGGTGTTTCAAAATCTTCCCTGACAATCCTACTGCCAAAGATAACCGCATCATGATGCTTCTTTAAACCACCTTCCCATATCCAATCGTACTTCTCCGGGTCATTCTCCCGATCATATTCCATCTGTTTCCGTGATATTTCAGGAAAGAATATGTTGTCACGATAAGTCATGTGTGCAATGGCACATTCTGGATGGTTGACGGGTTGACCGTCTTTAACAACAAACTTGGTGTATGTTGGTGCGTCTGCAAGTTCTGGGTTAAAGTTTACCCATATTTCAGAACCATCTTTGCTTATAGTTGGCTCAAGAACATCCCAACTATCTTGAGACATTTTCTCGGCTTCCTCAATCAAACAAACATCAATGCCCTCAAGCCCTTTTATCTCGGTTGCATTATGGCGCACACCCATGAAAATAAACTCACTGCCACAATTCGTATAAATAGACGATTTCTCAATCTGGAAAAAGTCATCAAGACCAAGTGCGTTTATCCTAACTCGTAACGTCTTATGGATTGAATCACGGATTGATTTTTGTAGCTCCCTTGTGCAAAGAACAAGGGTCGGATGGTGTGCCGCACGTGAAAGAACTGCATCAACAAAGGAATAAGTCTTGGAACTTCTACGCCCACCATATAAAACTTTGAATCTTTTATTCGAGCTGATTACCTTTGCCGCTTTCAATGGCATGTGTACTTCCTGAACTTGATTGCTCGTCATTGTCTAATCCTATATCTCTAAACACAATTGTTTTGTCTGGTGTTAAGTTTACATTGACGGTTGTTCCCGGTGCGCCATCCTTCGGTCTGAACAACCCCGCCATTTCAAGTAATGTCTTTTGTGCTGAATGATCGCCATTCATTGCAGTTTTGACCGTTGAATAACATATTTGTGGTAAATACGACAATAACGCCTCTGCGCACTGGCGTTTAAACCATTCATCAAAACCAACTTTCTTATGTAAGTTGTAATAAAACAACGCTTTATTAACTCCTGACAACTTCATTGCCTTGTCCTTATTTCCCATAACCTCTTGAGACAAGAGAACTTGACAGAAGTGCCTTAATTTCTGAGTTGGCACAAATTCGTTGTTTTTCGGAACTGGTTCATTCATCGGTTATACCCAAAGGTTACTGTTGCCGTTATTGCAAGAGCCGATAACCAATAACAACAATCTGCATATTTGCCATGATACAACCACCAGAAGGAATTTACACAATACAACCCCATGATTATGTAGTTGAACACCTTCGGATGAAGTATTGAGTCAATCATTATTGCCATACCACCTGAAACCTTTTCGCAGAATTGCTTTCCTTCGTTTTCAAATGTTCTAACGCATTACAAACACGACACAAAATATTTAAATCATCTATATGCCTGTCGCCTTTTAAAATTCTATCCATTATATTCCTTCCCGTTTCTCGCCACTCTTTAGAGCCACCACCATTTTTATGATTAAATTCTAAGAAAGATATTTCGTCACACTGGCAATTCACACAAACAGCACCGCCAACCATATCCATTGCCCTTTTCTTCCTATCTTGATATTGCTTCGCTCTTGATGTTTTTACTTTCTCAGGGTGCTTTGCACGATATGTTCTTGTATGGTTTGTGCATCTTTCTCTAATCTCCTTCAGTTTTTCGGGATTCTCTCTGTCGAGTTGATATTTTTTTTTATTCCTTGCATTAATCCGCTTCTTATTTTTTATATAATATTCACTCTGATATTGACGGCTGTTCTTTCCACTCATAAGGCTCTCCGTTTCTAATAATATTCCTTTTCCCTGTGTATTGACACCACCTTTCTATTATAACATCTACATAATTGTCGTCAAGTTCTATCCCATAACAAGCACGTTTTGTTTTCTCACAAGCAATCAATGTTGAACCCGAACCAAGAAACAAATCCAAAATCAAATCACCTTTTCTGCTTGAATTTTGCAATCCTTCCTCTGGAAGAAAAACAGGTTTTTGAGTAGGATGGACATTGCTTGACTTGTCATACCCTCCAAAATCCCACACCGTTGTCTTTGTTCTGTCGGTTGTATGGAACGGCTTTCCTTTTTTTGCAAATATACAAGGCTCATGAGCATATTGGTATTTTCCACGACCAAGCAACATTGGTTTTTTCCATATCAACATTTGGTCAAACTCAATTCCTGAAAGTTCTATGCAATTATAAAAAATATTTGCTGTCTTGTCAGCATGCCAAACATAAAAAGCGCAATCCTCGGTTGTATATAAAAACAAATTATCAAATATTTTTGGCAAAAAATCAGACAAATCAATGTTGTCGTTTTTTATCTTTCCCAAATCAACCCTTGACGGATTCGGCCTTTCTGCATTTGAATAGTCAACCCCATACGGTGGGTCTGTAAACACCATATTAGCCTTGTTCCCATCCATCAGCACCGCAACAATCTCTTTGTCGGTACTATCCCCACACAACACCCGATGATTGCCTAACTCGTATATGTCACCCAATTGACTGCGTGGTATCTCAGGCTTTGCAGGCGTGTCATCTTCCGTGCCTGTTTCCTCGTTGCCGTCATCGCCTCCAAGTAATTCATCTTCCTCAAACCCCCAATCAATCAAGTCCTCAATCTCAAACTCATTTGCAAGTATGTCAAAGTCAAATTCTCCCGTGTTTTTATTTGACCGAATGTTATATTCTTGGAACTCTTTCTCGGTAAGTTTCCTGTTCGGCACCCGGACATCAACTTCAAACTGTGGCGACTCAATTTCTGCCAGTACCTTCAACCTCATGTGTCCTGCGATAATAACGCCATCGGCATCAATAACGGGAATCTCCGCAAGGCTGAACTTCGTCAACGATGCTTTCAGGTCGTTGTATTGTTTATCCGTCAACCGTCTTGGATTTTTGCCGTATGGCACAAGCTGTTCAATGCGTTTGGTTACTGTTGTCCATTTTAGTTTATCGGTCATGTTTTCCTTTCATTACAAGCAACGAACGCCATTGCCATGCAATACCACCATAATAATATTATCGGTATAGTTCCGAAACTAAACTGGTTTTGTGTTATATACGCAAGCACTGACGCACTGAAACAAGTCGTCATCATGTCCTTGCGCCATGTCATCCTGAAAAAAGCGTACATCATAAATATGTAAAACGCAAGACCAATCAAACCTGTTTCACAAGTCTTGTCAATCAAGTCCTGATGCGTCATTGCCTGACACTGTAACCGCTTGTCGTGTTTTATTGACGCTTCCCACTCACTCGCACCGTCAATCACTAATGGTCCGGTGCATCCACCCGGAAACCTCTTTGACTCCAAATATCGACAATACAATGACCGGATGTTATCTTGACCGACTCCCAACAACGGATAATCTTTTATAATCTTCAACCCGGTTGGCCATAACTCTTTTACACGTGGGTCAGTATGAGCTATTGTAAACTTCTTGAATATTGAACCTGCTTCCCGGCTGGTTGCATTTAAAGCAATAAATAACACGAACACCGCCAACGCAGACAACGCCATTTTCTTATTCTTAAAAAACGCTTCCCGTTGCATATACACCATATAGGCACACGATACCATTACCGCAACAAATCCGGCTCTGCATTTCGTACAATATAGGCACACTAAAAACAAAGGAATCAAAAGGCCGTACCATTTACACTTTGTAGTTTTGTATATGACAAGCGGTATCACCATTGACAAGAACGCACCGAAAAAGACGGGATTGCCAAACGTTGAGAAACACCTTCTACCGAAAGTAAACTGCCACCCGAAAGCATCCATGTCATAATACTGACAAATGCCATACGGTATGGTGGCCACGCCAGCCCACACAATCGAGTTGATTAAATACTTTAAATGCTCACGCCTGAAATAAGTAATGATCAAGGTGAATATAAAGAACGATGCGATTGTCAACCCGAACCCGGTATATCTCAGAAACGCACCTTTGAAACTAATCCACACATTGACCGAGTTGATCGCCACCACAATATTGACAGCCATGAAAAGGAATATTGACACGGCAAACATTGGATTGTCTTTGACGTACGGCCGCACCGGGCACTTGTCAATAGTCCAGAACACCCAAATGATGAACACGAACACATAGACGCATATCACCTTTGACAAATCAAACGTACTGAAAAACCGAATGTCAAAGTATAGTATTGCGGTGACGATCAAGCCGCAGATTAGTGATTGAATGGCGCTGGTATTCATTTTCTATTTTTTCTCAATTAGTTTACATGTGCCTTTTACTTCATCAGGCCGAGAACTCACAGGCACTTCCCATGCCATGCACATATCCTCTATACATCTGGATTCTTTAGAAACAATATCAGAGCCATATACCTCTGGATTGGCAAGCATAAACGGACATTTTTTTTTGATACTCATAGCCCATCCCACTCCGGTATATCTGAAAGCTCCTTGTCTATCTGAGCCTTGAATATTTCAAAGCTTTCTTTGCTTAACTCATTTGCCTGTTTTGCGGCCTTGATAAGACCCGTGACCAGTTGAATTGCTGGCGGTATTAGTGTTGATATTGGTATTGGCATAATACTATCACTCCTTTGTTTTTGATATTAAATTAAGTGCTGTTAACACAACGGGCCTGTCATATTCTCGTTCTTGTAAACTGCCGATTGCCCTTTTCACTTCCATGATAGTTGCAGGTTTATCTAAGACAAAAAGACCATCAAAGGCATGTCCTTGCCCGATTGCCATTTGTGTTTGCCCGGAATAAAAGAACACGCTACCATTCGGAAACAATTCGTATTCCGCTAATCGTACTCCCGAATGATGCCCTCTATTACCGCCGACATCCTCGCAACCTCAATCAATGCGTTTTGATACTCTCTTTGCTCAACGAACGAATCAATGGCCACCATGCCATCCCACATATCCTTTGCTCTCAAAAGTATTTCCCGGCCGTCTGCGTAAGCGTCTTTAATCGCAAAGCAATCTGCCTCGCTGATCGCCCCACTCTCACACAACGCC